GCTGCGCAGCGTATTGCTGCGAGCCAGGCCGGAGGAGCAACTGCCAGTGGGGATGCTGGACAAATGGAGGCGTTGATCGCTGCGGCGAGTTCGCCGGAAGATCTGAACCGCATCCTGTTTGGGAACCCGACTGGCCCTTCGGTGGTCTAACGCCACCAATCCCAACTAGGAAGAAAGGTCTGACAAATGGCAGACGCTCTTACCGGTACCACCGATCTGGCTGGTATCGTCAAGGCGGCCTACGACCGTTACGTAGAGTTCGCCCTTCGCTCCACCCCTCTCATGAGGGAACTGGTTGATAAGCGTCCTGTGCAGCAGGCGATGCCCGGCTCGTCCGTGGTCTTCTCCCTGTACAACGACATGGCCGCAAACACGACTCCTCTCACTGAGAAGGTTGATCCTGACGCGGTTGCTGTCGATGACGTTGATCAGGTCACGGTCACGCTGAAGGAGTACGGCAACGTCGTCCTTCAGACCCGGATGCTCAGCGAACTCTCGTTCGCCGATGTGGACCCGGGTGTGGCTAACCTGATTGCTTACAACCTCGCTGACAGCATTGACAAGTTGGTCATGGCTACGGCCATCACCAGCACCAATGTCGTTGGTGACGGAACGGGAACTCTGTCCGCAGAGGATGTTCGTTACGCCGTGTCGAAGATGCGCGCAGCGAGCGTTGTTCCGAAGCAGGGCAACCTGTACGCCGCGTACACCCACCCGGAGGTCGCACACGACCTGCGCGGTGAGACTGGTGCGCTGGCCTTCGAGGACATCCGTAAGTACACAGGCCCGGAGAACATCATCAACGGTGTTACCGGCGTCCTGAGCGGTGCTTACTTCGTTGAGACCCCGCGTTGCAGCAAGGTCGGCGAAGGTGAGTTGGCTGTGTACAACACCCTCGTGACCGGCCAGCAGGCTATCGCCGAGGCTGTCGCAGTGGAGCCCAACGTTGTGATCGGCAACGTGACCGACAAGTTGATGCGTTTCCGTCCGATGGGCTGGTACGCGCTTCTGGGTCACTCGATCTACCGCGAAGAGGCAATCTGGCGCGTTGAGACGGGTTCGTCCATCGCCTAGATAGTTCTTGTGTGTGGGGAGCCCTGGCCCTCTCCGGGGCTCCCCCACCTAACTTGATTGGAGTTTGTATGTGGATGTTCACGCCACCTTCGTCTCGCAAGATCGAGCGCATAGTTACGGGTTCGTTGCGCTACTCCTACCCGGAGATGATCAGCGTTGTGAAGTACGGCTCCGATTACGTCGAGGCTTCGTACCCGGGTTACACGACTTGGGATCGCGCTGACTTCGTTTACCAGGGAGGGCATGAGTACGAGGTGACCGCTGAAGAGGCGGCCTTGTTGAAGGCCGCTGGTTACGAACCGGTCGAGAAGTAGGAGAGGGAATGAACTGTCGAGAGGGATGTAAGACGAAGGATCACGCTAGTTACGCGGAGTGTTTGCGTTCCGCGAGCGTGACTGTGGCTGCGTTGAACACTACGTCGCCGTTGAATGATGCTTTCAATCAGACGAAGCGGGATCTCGCCGCTTACCGCACAGCCCGTGTAAACGGCATACAGCCGGAGGGCACAAGCGAGGCGAAGGTTCGAGCGGCTGAGCAGGCTTCCAAGAAGTTGGGCCGTGCTTACGACGCGAACACGGATCCCCCGGCACACATGATTTCTAGTACCCAGGCAGCGAAGTTTACGAACAGGATGACTAATGCCAACAGTGAATGATCTCGTTGAGGACGCTCAGTCGGCCTTGCGTGGCTATGTCCGTAACCAGGAGCAGGTCACGTACCTGACTGCTGACGTTACTGAGACTGGCACGACCTTGCAGGTCGCTAATGGCACGCGCTTGAGCGCGGGTCGCGTGGGTATTGACAATGAGATTCTTGAGATCGACAGCGTTGATGGCACGCAGGTGAACGTGTTCCCGTTCGGTCGTGGTGCGGACGGCAGTACTGCTGAGCCTCATGCTGCTAACTCTCGTGTTGTCGCTAACCCGTTGTTCCCTCGCTTCCGCGTGAAGCAGGAGGTCGTGGAGTCGATCAGGTCGGTTGCCACTCAGGTGCCGGGTATCGCTACGGACGAGTTCGAGTACACGCCTGGTGTGGGTGGCTTCAACTTGCCGGAGGATTTCGCGCAGGTCGTGAACGTGCAGGCTGAAGTGCCTGGGCTGCCTGACTCTTGGCAGGTGCTTCGCCGGTACAAGGTGGAGAAGCAAGCGGACACCACTGACTTCGCTGGTGGGAACGCATTGAAGATTTGGAGTGGCGCGTGGCCTGGCATGAAGGTGAAGGTGACGTACACGCGAACCGCTCCGACTGAGATCAGTCTTGATGATGATTTCGTTACAGACTTTGGTATGCGTCAGACGTGCCGTGACGTGATCGTGCAGGGTGCGGTCGCTCGCATCTTGAGTATGGAAGACATTAGCCGCCTTGACCCGTCGAGTGTGCAGGCGTTGCTTGTTGATGAGAAGCGTATGCCTGGGGCGAGCAACAGGATCGTTGCTCAGTTGTGGGCTATCTACCGTGAGCGTCTCGCTGAAGAGCGGACGTTGTTCCTGAATCAGAACCCAACCGGAATCCGCTACGAGAGGTAATAATGAGATACTACTCTTCGACTGCGCGGGATACGACGCTTACTGCGTTCATCTCGAACAGCGCAACTGAGATTCAGGTTGCGGGGACTGACGGTTTCCCTCAGACACCGTTCGTACTGGTCATTGACCCGGACTCCTTGAATGAGGAGATCATCGACATTACGAGCGTTGCTGGTAACACGCTGACGGTTACTCGTGGTGTTGATGGCTCGTCTGGATTGTCGCACAACATTGGCGCGGTGTGTCGTCACAGTGTGTCTGGCCGTGACTTCACGGAGGCGATGAACCACCGCAATAACGAGCAGAGTGTCCACGGGATCGTGGGCCATGTCGTTGGCACGACTGATGAGCAGACCCTGACCAATAAAACGATCGTCGGTGCGAAGATCGAGAACCCGGTCATTGACGGTGGTGAGGGTACGGTCGAGATTGACGGTGACGTTGATCTGAAGGGCCACAAGATCACCAACCTGGCCGATGGTGTTGATGACGCTGACGCGATCAACAAGGGTCAGTTGGATGTGGCTATTGACGCTGCGGCTGGCTCCACGGTTGATGCTGGCACGACGTACACGACCGCTAGTGGTGAGGATGCTGACGTAAGGAACGTTGGCACTAAGACCGACGCGGTATTTGACTTCTACATTCCTCGCGGCCCACAGGGTGACCGTGGCGAGGATGGCACGGACGCGATGGCTACGTCCATCATCTTGTCCACGGGCGTAGCCCAGGAGTTCTGGCCTGCTGACGGTAACTTCCAGACCCCGGCGTTTGAGAAGAATGTTCAGGCGCAGACGGGTGACAGTGTTTGGTACAGCCGCAGCGGCGGCGCGTTGTGGTTGTTCACAGCGGATAGCACGGCTCCGTGGACTTTGATGCCGACGATCTCTGGCCCTCCTGGTGTGGATGGTGAGCCGGGTGAAGATGGCGTAGACGGCCTGCCTGGTCAGGACGGAGCCGACGGCGAGGACGGCGCGGACGGTAAGTCTGCTTACCAGATCGCGGTTGAGAACGGCTTTGTTGGCACGGAAGAACAATGGTTGGAGTCGCTGAAGTTCGGCGGCACGGGCTACCTGGAACTCGCTGGCGGCACGATGACCGGGCCGCTTGTTGCTGACGCTGCCGATCACACTCAATTCCAGGCTCGCAACATAAAGGTTTCCTCGCTCGCTCCGACTACTGCTGACGGATCGGATGGGGATGTTTGGTTCCAGGTTGGGAGTGCTCCGTGAGCGATGCAATCAAGATGAATCTCGCTGGCACTTACGCAGCCGTGGACAAGGTTTGGGTGCGACTCGCTGGCACTTGGACTGCGATGGATTTGGGTTCCGGCTCGGGCGGCGGTTCTTGCCCTGGCGATGAGCCTGAGTTCGACAGCGAGTACCCGGTAGTGATTGTGCCGGAAAACGAACTGCACCCATTCCTGTTCACGGGTGCGGGGACAGCGACACAAATAAATAACGACGGCGCAAGCATTGAAGCGCAATTCCTTTTGATTGGAGTTTAGAAAGTGGCTACTTCCTACAAAGTATTGGGACAGGCTGCGAGTGAGGTAACCACCTATGGACTCGTCTCCTACTCCCGAAGCGCAAACTACGCAACGGTTGTTGCGGATACAGATGTGACGTTTGCGGTTGGTCAGGACTTGTTCATTGTTCAGCCTGACGACACGGAGTTCCAGGGGTCGTACAAGGCGGCTCAGGTTCTTGGCCCGAACATCACTTACAAGAACGATGGCTTGAACATGGACTCAACCAACATGGTTGGGATGGGTAGCGTGTCCGGTTACGAGTGGATGACTGTCTACTCCTGCCCTGGCTCTACCTCTGCGGTCACCTCGACCATCACGATCACGAACACGAGCGGGGTCACGGCGTACTACTCGCTGGCTCTCGCGGAGGACAACTCCGCTGCTCCGCTGACGCGGAACATGCTGGTGAACAGAGACCTGATTCAGCCTAACGACACGATCACATTCACGGCTGGCATCACGCTTGACTCAAACGTGAAGCACCTCATGGCAAGCACCAACGTTGATGGCCTGGTCGTTCAGGCGTTCGGAGTGGAGATTTCCTAATGACAATCAGCCGACTGAACAACTCGGGCGACCTGATGGATGGCGGCTTGCCGTATCGCATGACCGACCAACCCGCCGATGGGTGGGGTTGGCTGGATGAGCGATCCATTGTTGGCCCGTACCTCAAAAAGTATTTCCGTGGTAACGGTCGTGAAGGTCAGACGTTGCACGACAAGTACGTCTGCTTCATCTTCCCTGCCATTGAGCCTGAGTTGGGAGGCTTCCCATTCATTCCGTGGATGGAGACGGATTGGGTGAAGTCCCGGTTCATGGGCAACAGCACTCACCATGACGGAACGGATCAGAACCTTGGGCAAGAGTTCAAGGTGATCCGCGAAGGCAAGATGGATATTTTGCTGATTGGTGGCGGGGGCTGGGGCGGCGGCTCACAGCACACAGCCACAACGTACTCAGGCGGCGGGGGTGGAGCCGGTCAGTTCATGCAGGTGGACGGTCACGAGTTCACCTCTGATGTTTACAAGACGATTGTTGCTACCGGCGGTACGCGAGCAAACTGGTACACCCAAAGCCTTGATATGCGTGGTCGCGGCGGCGACTCTGTGCTGCAAAGGAAGAAGATCATCGCTGGGTTGCGTGCCGGATACGGCGTGGATTCCCCGCAGTTCCTTGACAAAGTGGGCGTACCCGTGTTCACGGCTTGGGGTGGAGGTCATGGCGGCGTAGGTAATACCCGTTCATACGTTGAGCATATGACTACTGGCGCGAGTGGTGGCGGCATGAACACTTGCGGCGATTACATTTTCAGGGATCAGCCTTCTGTGTGCATCGAGGAGGGCGTGACTGGATACCCAGGTGGCCCATCCTCGTACACGACGGCGGGTGCTGGTGGCGGCGGCGGTTTTGCTGGGCCTGGTGAGACTGGCTACCGATACACGGAACCGCGTGATACGGGAAGCGACTGGCAAACCCCGAACGAGACTGACCCCAAGAACGATAGGAACCGTGGTGGCGATGGTGGCCCCGGCGTGATCTTCAACTTCTGGGGTGAGGATCAAGAGGCGTGCGCTGGCGGGGGTGGTGGTTGCTACTCAGGTGCGAAAGGCATGGGTGGCACGCCTGGTGCTGGCGGTAACGGCGCAAGCGGTAGTGCCTCGCAAGGTCAAGCGGCTGGCTCCTGGGGTTCAGGTGGCGGCGGCGCAGGACACGCGGGGGCCGATCAAATTAGTTACGGGTCTACCGGCGGTCAAGGGATCGTCGCAGTTCGATACAAGTTAGAGGAGTTGGCATGAGCCTTCAACGGTTACGTTCGCCGTACACATCTCAAACATCAGTAGGTACGGGATTCGTTGGCCCCGCTGCTGAGTTCTCTGATGGTGCTGGTGACTTGTTCTCAATCCACGAGTTTGAGGGCGACGGGACTGGCGGCACGAACGTTGGTCAAATGTACAAAGTGTTCCAATGGAAGAACACGGTAGACAACACGAACTACCAAGCGTGGCGTGATGACCCGACCACCTACCTGGGTGGCAACGGTTCGATCAAATGCACGGCTGGTGGATACGCAGACATCCTCGTCTGTGCTGCTGGTGGTTGCGGCGGCGGGGCACATACCTCGGCTGCTGCCGGAGGCGGCGGGGGTGGCGGCGGCGTCATCGTCAAGTTCAATATCAAGTTCGATGTGTCGCCGGAAATCCCGTACACCATTTTTGCTGGTGCTGCATCACAGAAGGCATCCGTCACTAACGCTCAAGGCGAGAAGGGTCAGCCCTCATGGATTTATCGTCCTGACGGCTCCACGATGTACGAGGCGTTTGGTGGTGCGCCAGGGCAGAGTAGCCCCAACAACACTTGGAGTGAGGCTCCTTACGGTAGTGGACCGGGCAACTCGGACACTCAGGGTGACAACCCCGGCACTTTGTTCGCTCCATACGAGGGAACGTGGACACCAGGCCAAGGGCATAAGGGTGGCAGCGGTTCGTACACCTCGCAAGGCTCAGGTGGCGGCGGCGGTTTCATGGGGCCTGCCGGTAATGGTGGTCGCGGCACAAGTACCGCAGCGAACCCGAACCTGGACAACGTTGCCGGTAAAGGTGGTGACGGACTCGTCATCCGATTCAATGGTGCGGAGAATCATCATGGCTATGGCCCTGGTGGTGGCGGGGCTGCTTACGGAACCACGAACGGCAACTACATCGGCCCGGGTGGTGCTGGCGGCGGTATCCCTGGTCGCCGTGGATCGAACGGCGAACTGTTCAACAGTACGGAGTCGTTCGGCTTTGGTGCTGGTGGCGGCGGCGCGTCTCGCGCTGGCACTACGGGCAACTGGCGTGGCGATACCGGTACTGCTGGGATCGTGATGATCCGCGTACCCATCTAGGTGACGTTCAACTTTTACGGATTGCGGAGGGTCGGTACTCACAACGAGTACCGGCCCTTCGTGGTTCTACAAATCGACTTCAAGAACCAGATGGCTTGGTGGCGTACTGGTGTGTGATCACGACTTTCATGAATGGCGCGGTATGCGCATCTGCATCGAGTGTGGAGAGATAGATGGCTGACGTTATTTCAGTAACCGAACGCAGTGTGTTCGGTATCGGTCGCACGTCAGGTGGGCTGGATGCCTGGGAGAATAAGGACTTCGCTTACGACTGGGCTATCGCCGGTCAGCCTTTCTTGTCCGCTGCCAGTGACAAGTACCCCGCTGCGCGTGGGCTTGTGCAGGTGCAGAAGCAGCAGATCGACACGAGTGGGGATGCTGGTGAGCAAACACTGTCTACTTGGTGGACGAGATCGCAGAGGGATTGGAGCGGTGGTGCGGGCCAGGATTACTTGGAGCCGCCGGACGATGACCTCGTTATGCGTCGCTACTACGACTCGTTCAACGTGGACGTGTGGGACGCGGGGCACATAAAACTGCTGCATGGCACGGAGAGTGTTTACACGGGCGACGCCCCGTTGAGCGTCGTGAACTTGAGTGACGCGAATGATGAGGATGCTTACGTCTTGTTCACGGACGGCTCGAACGTGGGCTTGATCGGTCGTGACGGTGTAGTGACGATGCAAGCGGACGCTGTTGTCGCTCGCACGCTGTGCTCGCAGGGCCATAACGCTTACGGTGTCAGTGACTCCGGTGACCTCGTGAAGTATTCCGTTACTGAGGGCCTGCTGGATGACACGGTTATTCACTCTGGCCTGGTCGGTGGTCGCGTTGGTTACGCGAAGGAGCGGCTGATTGTCGCTATCGGGCCGAAGTTGTACCAGTTGTCACCGAACGGTGACGGGTCTGCTGTTGATCTGGATAGCCAGATTTATGAGCACACTGACCCGAACTGGGAGTGGGTGTCCACTGCTGAGACTCCGGGCTCGATCATCGTTTCCGGTAAGGCTGGGCAGAAGGGTGTCATCTACCAGTTCACGGTGAGTGACCAGCAGGACGCGCAGACTCTCGATCAGGGCAAGGTGATCGCTGAACTTCCGAACGGCGAGTACCCGACGTCGATGCAGACGTACATCGGTACTTACTTGTTGATCGGCACCAACCTTGGTGCTCGCGTTGGCGTGATCAGTGAGCAGGACACGATCAGTTACGGGCCGTTGTCGTATGACCGTGGCCCTGTGTATGACATTGAGTTGCAGGGCAAGTTCGCTTACTTGGGTGTGACTGCTGACATTGACGACCGTAGTGGTGTGGCGAAGACGGGCCTGGTTCGCCTTGACTTGAGTGAGCCCAGCGACCTGAACTTCTACGCCTTCTCGAATGATCAGACGACGAGCAGCACGGAGATGCTTACTCAGACGTGCCAGTTGGGTGATAGTGGCGGGTTCGCTATCGCTACGACTAGCGACATCTTCATCACGACTCCGGCGTTGGCACCTTACGGGTATTTGCGGACGTCTCGTATCCGGTACTCGACTCTTGAGAATAAGACGTTTCAGTTGTTCAAGTTGGTTCATGGTCAGGAGTCTGCTGGCCGTGTGACTGTGACTCCTTTGGATCAGAACGATCAAGAGGCGTCGGTGAACATCTATGACTCATCGAGCCAGTTGAGCGTGGACGTGGGTGTGCAGCCTAGTTCGCCGCAGCAGTACATGTCGTTCGTTATCACGTTGAACCGTGACACGGAGACGACTGGCCCGGTGATTGACGGGTACACAGTGAAAGCCATACCTCTTATTGAGCGTAAGCAGATCGTGCGCGTGCCGTTGTTGTGCTTCGACGTGGAGCGTGACCGTTTCGGTGTGACGAGCGGTGTGCTGGGTAGTGCTTTGACTCGGTTCCGTGATTTGCGTGACGCGGTGAGCACTGGTGAGCCGGTGCTACTTCAGGACTTGGTTCAGAAGGAGACGTTGATTGGAGTGGTGGAGGACTTGGAGTTCAACCAGACATCTCCCCCGGCTCAGGCTTCTGGGTTCGGCGGGATCGTGTACGTGACGATGAGGGAGTTGTAGATGAT